AAGCTGCTATCATAGCAGGACTAAATGTTATCGCTGTCGGAGTTTTACCAACTTCTTCTTTAAGATTCTCAACCTCTTGCAAGTCCTTTTGTAAAGGTCCAAGACGATCAAGTAAACTTTTTTCGGTAGCTCCTTTAGGTAAATCCATACCATCTCCGGGGAAACCATAAGGGGAAACCACTTCAGATTCTCCACGAAGTTCTTCAGGTTCTTGGGGATCAAACGAAACATCTTTTGCAACTCCTTCAGGTAATTCAGTGGGTTCTATACTTATAGGAAACTTACCACCTGCAAATAGGACATCAACTATCTGTCCATAAGCTGCTAAAGTTTTTGTCTTAGTTACCTTAACAAATACTCTAGACTTCTCTGCTTCTGTAAATTGTACATCAGGACCATACAAACCTCTGTAGTTTCTATAGGCTCTAGTCCATCTAAGTTCATCTTCATATCTATAGTCTTCAGATTTTTTAAACTGAGCCATAACATGATCAACTAAGTTATCTACACCATAGTCGGTAAGTTCTGCATCACTAGAATCTTCTAATGCTATAGCTTCTTCTTCTATGTTTAATTCTTCTTCTGCCATATTAATATCCAAATGTTGAGTCAGCTACAGGCATACTAGCTTTTGGTCTGCCTATAGGGTCGTAGTCAAATATACTAAATCTAGGTCTTGACATAATTCCATATCGCAATGCATCATAAATGTGATCCTCTGATCTTGTATCTACATCCTCTGGATTTCTTTTGTCAAGAGGTATTGCAGGTATTTGTGATATAGAATTTATACAGGTATTAAAAAATACTATTCTAGGTTCTTCTGTATATTCATCTACTTGCAAACGTCTGTGTAATTCATTCTTACCTGATACACGACTACCTTTACTTCTATCAGATGGTCTCCAACGACATCCCTTTTGTATCATCTGTTCTGCCAAAGAAGGACCAGTATCACCACGTTTATGCCAAAGAGAGCTATCCAAAACCCCATACTTAATATTTCCATCACCTGATTCTAACTCTAATACTTGATCTGCCAAATCAGAGGCTAACACTTTTGAAACGTATAACTCTCTGTATACTATAAGTTGCTCTGCAGGTGAAACTGCAAACCAAAGGACTGCACTATACGAACCATAACCATAGTCACAAGCTCTAAACTTTACCCAATTAGATGGAATACTAAAAGGTTCAATAACGTGTATATCACGATTAAATTCAGTAAAGGCTGCACCTTCTTTGATATCCCAATCACCCTCAAGTAGTTGCTTCTTTTGTTGTTCAGGCAAAGATAAAAGCATTGCCTCGTAGTCACCTGTTTCTGACAGGTAAGGATTGTCCACAAGTCTAGCAGGTATAAATCTTCTTTTAAATAAAGACTGTCCTGCTTTAGGATGTCCTGATGGATACTTTAATACTTCTCCTGTTTCAATGTTAGTAGCATCAAAAGATTGTCCATAAGGTGCAGGGTCAATAAACATTTTCTTAACCCACTGATGACCCGGACCTCCGGGGTTTGTAGTTGCCCTCATGTAGACAGGTAAGTCAGGAGCAGTAGAGCGTAACCTTGATCTCATATAGTTCCACGCAAAAGGTTTTGCCCATTGTGTTAACTCATCAAAACCTATCCAACTAAATGCCAAACCTTGATATCTAAGAACATCTTCTTCACGATCTAGATATGACATCCACAGTCTTGCACCTGATGGTGCTACCCACTGCATCTTTCTCTCTGACCACTTTATACCCTTCCAAATTCTAGGATATAACTCTTGAGACTTCCATATTAACTCTCGTAATTCTTCAGTTGTATGTCTAAGTAGTAGTCCACTAAACGATGGATGACCCATATAACGTAGTGGGTCTGCTAACATTGCAAATGATTTACCACCACCTGCACTTCCACCATAAAGAACTTCTCTTTCGTCTGCTGCTAAAAACTCTGTTTGAGGACCTTTGTTTGGTTGGAAAACTATATTCTGTTCTGCGACAGGTATAGTCTCTATGTCATCCTCTACGATATTTACTTTAGGCTCTTGCTCCTGTTCTTTCTTCTTGTATGCTTTTCGCTTTTTGGATTGCTTTCTCGGCATACTCGGACCATTTTCTAAGAGTTCTAGCTTGGTTCTTACGTTGTTGTTCATGCATCAATCTTTTTCTCAAACCTACGTGTGATATATCCCTTCCTGTTTTCTTTGTCAACCAATTAGCAACTTGCCTATATGAATATTGATTGACATATTTTCTAGCTAATTCTAATGCCTCTAGTTCGTATGGTATTGGATCAAGTAAATCCATATCATCTTTGTTTGTCCTATAACCAAAGGGAATTATCCTAGCTATTCTTGGGATTTGTATCCACTCTGTTTGAGTTTCATCTTTTAAGTCTGTTAGTTGTGGTAACTTCCACTTCCCTAAACTTCTATTCATTGTATCACGTTCTTTTTAAATTGTCAATTATTTTTTTTAGGTGGTAGTAACATCACTCCACCTGATGCCTCTACCTGCACCTTTTCAGTTTTAATTAAACAAACCCTGTCAAGTAATTCTTTTGATGCTGCAAGTTTATCTCTAATACCAAGTTGTGTAGGATCATCCACACCACTAACCATAGCCACTGCTGCCTTCGGTGCATTACGTGCCATAAAAGATTCTGTCACTTCCATGATTTCTTTTTTAAGGGAGTTTACAATATCTGTGGTAGATGAGTTCTCTGAATATCCTGCTAACACTTTAGCCTGTACAACATCACCATTCGCTTGATCAAACAGAACTTCTAAAAATTTCTTTTGTCTATCTGTTAGTTCTCTACTCAATGTGGTATTCCTTGTGTTATAACTCTGTCTATAAGACGTTGTGCTCTGTTAGTTGTTTGTTTGTACCAACGTGAGTCTTCCATTTGATTTGCCATTTCTTGATAGTCCTCTGCTTCTACTGCAGCTATCATCTTCTTAAATTTAGATAAGCGAGGTTTGCCAAGTTGGAATGACATATTTATTAGTACGTGTTGTATTTCATCAGGTAGTTTATCAAAAGAACTAAATATAGTTTGACAGTCTTGTATGGCAACTTGTACATCATTTAAAAACCAATCCTGTACTTGTTGTTCAGGTATGGCATATCCTACAGGTTTACCATAGTAATCTACATCCCACTCTGTGATAAGATGCCCAATACCCCCGGTCAAATGATTTTCTGAGCAATAGTACAGTTCATACTTTACACCCTCATCTGCTTCAATTTCTTCTCTGAGTGTATTTATGTTCATCTTCTAAGTCCTAACTCTAATTGTTTTTTACGTATTTCTTTTACGTGCAAATGCCAAAAATAATTCCCTATCTTACAGGTTATAGCAGAAATCTTTAAAAATGTCAAGGCTTTCCAACTCATTTGCGTTTCAACATCTTTGCTGCTTGTCCTACACCTTTGATACCAAAGGATGCAGATATGGCTATGTATAATAGATATTGATACCAATCAGGTAATGTAGCTAGTATCTCAAAGCCTTCTTTTACATATTCTCTCATACCGGGGATGAATACTAAAATCGCAGGAGCTAACAGGACTACTAAAGCGAACTCGTCTTTCCAACTATCCACAGTAGCATCTGCCATCTTGCCTTCCCACTCCACTTGACCTGTTGCGACTTTCTCTGCAACAGTAGCACGAGCTTTTGCCTCTGCAACTTTAGCTTGTCCATCTGCCTTTGTTTTTTCTATTTTGTTTTGAAACCATGTTCCTGCGAGATTTGCTATTGGTCCTATTAGTGCTTGTATCATTTGCTATCTTTTCTCTTATTCTTTCTTGTTTTAAGTTTTCTTTTAATTTAGCTAAATTTACGAAATCTTGATGTTTTCTTTGCAACCTTGCTGGGTTGTTTAGAAAATTGTTTACCTCTCTTAGTCGCTTTGCGTTTAGCAGCCGAAGACGCTGCGTATTCACTGGCAGATAAAGCCTTAATCGCTTTTTCAGGTAGATAACGTTCACCAGTAGCTTTTGACCCCTGTGTACTAGGTTTACCTGATTTGGTTCTCCACTTTTGTTTACCCCAAGCCTTTAAGCTCCTCTGTGATTTTGCAAGTGCCATTATATTTTACCCATCCATTTTGCTAGTAGCCATGCTAATATCCCTGCAAAAAATAATATGAAGATAAATGCTATTCCATATCCTACATATTCAATCAACTCTTGTTTACGTTTCTCTGCCATCTTCTCTTGATAACGTCTAGATTTTCTAGCCTCTGCTTGGAATCTTTGCCAATCTTGCCAAAGTCCGGGTCTACCTAGATAGATCATTATCTTTTTGAGTTCTTCTTCTTTTTCTCTTATCTGCTCAAGAGCCATAAACTCTTCTAAGTCTGAACCACCACCACTAGCTTTTTTCTTACTTGCTTTCTTTTCTAGTTGCTCTTTGGAGAATACAAAATCAGATATCTGTTTTACACAACCTGAAAGTTCTTTTCCGTTAGATACGAAATTTTTTATTATACCGAAAGCAGCATTAGCTGCAGCTAGTTCTGCTAACATTTTATTTCCTTATAGGTTTGCAGTATGCAGTTATTCGTTGATTGCAAAATATAAACATTCATTGATATCTTCAAATCTTTGTATTTGATTTATTACTCTTGTGTCAATCATAAACACAAGAAGAAACTCAATCACACAGGTACTCCCTGCACCTCATCATCTTCATCATGACAATCGCAGTTGCACTCATCTACATCACAATCGTAGCACTCACAAGTCTCACATTTATTTTTTCTTTTTTCGTTCATGTTGTTTCTTTAATTGTTCTTTTGCTTTTTTAAATATTGCTACAACTTCAGTCTTGCCCATTACTTTAGCTCTTTGCTCACCGACTGTAAGTATCTGTATCTTTCTCGCATATGGTTTATTGATCTTTTTAACTTTTGCAACTGTGGCTCTTGCG